CCATAATAACACCGTGTTTTATTTCAAAGTCTGCTAACTTACGGCTACATTGCATTACAAGTTCTCGTCTATGTGCAACAAACAATCCAAAATTTCCTTTTTCTTTTGATTGTTCTAACATTGATGATGCAATTACTGTTTTACCGCTACCTGTAGGCGCAACAAGTAAAATCTTTTTTTTACCTGTAGAAAAAAGTTTTCTAATATCAGTTATCGCTTTCTTTTGATAATCACGCAGTAGGTTCATATCGCTTCCATATATCTCTTACTTGAAACAAAACTTCACTTGGACTTTCTGGTGGTTTACAATGTTTAGCAAACTCTAATGCTTCTTGTTTTGCATAATCAAATGTTTCACCACGTAATCTTATAGAGATAAGCATCTTTACTAATTGCTCGTGCCTATCACCCTCACCACATCCATATTTTAATGATCCACTATATTCACCTTTGTAAGTAGATGGATCGTATTTATATTTTTTTCTTTCTGGTCTTTTTAAACCTAAACCATCTCTAATCTCTTTCATTGTATAAGGTTCTTGTGATGTACATTGTATAATTTTAACAGGGTAAGGTTTATGTTTATTGTGATAAAAACCCGCAAGACGCATAACACGTGGTAGATCTTTAACTTTTGGATCTGAATTAAATTTGTTGGCCAACGCTTCCTGATATAAACTAAAACTTTCTAACGGCATATCTTTTACAATCCAATAACAATGATATTTGTTTGGACTTGTATTAACAACTAAACTTGGAATGACATCAAACTTATCTGGTAGTGGAGTTCCGTCAAGATCAATAAATACTGCTCTTATAGATTTTATGTGTTGTGTTGTTCTACCAAATAGATCTGTTTCATTTACAGTAAAATATATACCCGCACCTTTTTGATTTAATTCTGTAAGTTCGTGAAAGTGCTGTTTAATTGTACCGTGTAATTGTTTAATTAATCTTTTATTGACAATCTTATCATCAAATGTTTGAAATGTATGATGAGTGCCAAAATAATCTAGAAACATAGAATAATGACTTTGTTCTGTAAAACTAACTAACATATGTGGCCTACAATTAATTTATTATCTTTAGTGTAGTATGCCGAGTGATTTCTTACTCCTTTTTCAGACCAATAAAAATCTGCAATTTCTTCGTAAATTTCATATGCTTTATCTGAACAATATTTGTATTGTTTTGGGTTATAATCAAAAACCAATTTTTCTATTGGACAATCAGTACACGCTAATAATAATATAATTATTTTATTCATCCTCGCTTAAACTCTCGTCTGACCAACGCTTCTTTGCACCTAGTTTACCCGCTATAGATCTTTTACGTCTATTCTTTGCTTGTTCTTTACGTTCTTCCTCCGCTTGAATACAATGCAAATACGTAGTACCATCCTTGTCTTTTTTTTCTTCAAACAAATGTTTTATTTTAGGGTAGATCTTTTCTATTTTTTCTAATCTACAATTTAACATTCTACATATCACTTCATAATCTAATGGTATTTTAAATCCACGCCAACAATGACAATATAACAATACATATGCACCTTGTTCCTCTAAAGATAATTTCATACGGTTTGGATCTGAAATCCAATCACCCGCATAAAATTGAAACGCAGGACTTTGTTCGTCTGTTGTAGATTTTCTCATATTAAGTTTAGTTAATTTTATTTTTACCCCAGAAGTAAAGGTCTGTCAATAGACTATCTTGTGTGCAGTTGTAGATGTAGGTGTAGTTGAAGATGAAGATGAAGGGGATACTTTTGCCATTAACAAAATGATGCGATTTTATGGCAATGCTATAGCTTTGCTATGAATAAAGGAGTGGCGGTAAACCTAAACTAAAAATGAAAGGGAAAAAAAAACCGCCACACCAAGACGCTATATTTTTACGCTAATCTAGTAGATGCGCTACGCCTAGCGTTCTGGCGTAATTCTTAAATCTGGTCTAATGTATTCTATATCAAAATCACCTAACTTTGCAATCTGAAATGCACGAAATGGAGGTATAACTTTCCATTTAGATACTGCTGGATGTGATATCCCAAGCATTCTAGACAAGTTTTTACCGCCGTATTTAGCAATAACTTCTTGTTTTCTTTTCTGTGCTAATTCAATCGTACTCATTGTGGTATATTTGCAACAGTATTGTGTCTTAATTCTAACAGATAATTGGCTCTATCTTCACATTGTATTGCCTCATCTGTCAACTTACAGATACATTCTGCTTTGTTGTAATGTTGTGGAATAACACTAGATCTATCTAGATTTATAATTTCTTTATCTAGACGTTTCTTTTTTGCTTGTAACTCCTCAACTAATTCATCAATTACACTTGCCATATATTTGTTCTATATTTGTTTTCTTAACTTTTGTCAACTATTTACTTGACTTACGTTAATATATAATTTAACTGTAGTTAATCAATAGTAAATTAGTGAAAAAGGAAACATAATATGACAAGTATAATAGCAAGTGGCAATGAAACACCACGTTATCCAAGCGTGTCCGCAGGTGTTCATAAGGCCAGATGTATTAAGGTTATAGATCTTGGTACACAAAAAAATGACTATCAAGGACAAATAACTTGGAAACGTACCGTGCTTATTAGTTGGGAAACACCAGAAGAACTTGATGGTGAGGGTAAGCCAATGATAATCAGTAAGTTTTATAACTTATCGTTGCACGAAAAATCTACATTAAGTCAAGATCTAACTTCTTGGCGTGGAAGACCATTTACGGAAACTGAAAAAAAATCATTTGATATAAGTAAGTTAGCGGGTGTGCCTTGTACTCTTAATGTAATTGAGAAGAATGGTAAATCAAGAATATCATCTGTAATGCCTTTAGCAAAAAATGATAAGGTTGCTGAACAAGTATTACCTACTGTAATCTTTAGTTTAAAAGATTTTCAAGATGGTAAAAAAGAAACCTTTAATCAGTTATCAGAAGGAATACGTAATATGATATTAGGATCAAGAGAACTAGCAGATATGAACCAAGATCTAGGTGATGGTAATAATGGTAGTGATCTTAATGTCGGTGATGAAGCGATACCGTTTTAATGGAAATCACAAATATTTCTAATCTTCCTAAAGCGATTGAACGGGCAGTAAAGAATGATCCCTATGATAGTAGTGGGTCTAATATCTCTACTACTCGTTTGATTGCACCTCCTAGAATTAGGGTGTTAGAACAAAGAAACTATGATCTAATTAAAGAAGATGTATCTGATCGTATATTCTCTTTACTAGGTCAATCTGTGCATCACGTTATTGAACGTGCTAAACTAAAGGTAGATATATCTGAACGTAGATTATTCTATAAAGATGATAATATTACTAATGGTTGGATATTAAGCGGTCAATTTGATTATCTAACTCGTGAGGGTAATCTTGTTGATTTCAAAGTTACATCTGCTTGGGCGGCGCTTGATGCTTTAACCAATGGTAAGGATGAATGGGAAAACCAATTAAACGTATTGGATTTCTTATGTCGTAAAAATCAAAAAGATTTAATTAGATATAAAAAAGAAATCAAAGTTAAATCATTATCTATTATGGCAATCTTACGTGATTGGTCTAAGATGAAAGTAATGCAATCAGATAACTATCCACGTAAACAAGTTGTAATGATACCTGTACGTCGTTGGTCAGAAGAAGAACAAGAAACATATATCAAGGCACGTATTAAATTACATCAAGACGCAGAACAATCTAGTGATCTACCTATGTGTACCGCTAAAGAAAGATGGCGAAAAGAAAACAGCTATGCGGTAATGAAAGATGGTAGAAAAACTGCTTGGCGTGTGTTTGCTACAAAAGAAGAAGCAGTACAATTTCTTATTAGTCAAAAAATGATTGAAGGTAAGGGATGTAATATTGTTTTTAGACAAGGTGAAGATATTAGATGTCAACATTATTGTCGTGTTAATGAATTTTGTAGCCATTTTATGAATGTGACGTTTTAATGGCAGACAAACCTAAAATAGTTAGACCGTTTATTATGACTAAAGATCCAATGATACAAGATTTATTGCATAAGTTTTCTAAACGGTCTGATGAAGGAATATCTAATTACAAAGTAACAATGGCACAAGCAACTAAACCTACTGTTGCTTGGATAAATGATACACAAGAAGAACTTTGGGATGCTATTGTTTATCTAGAAAAATTAAAATCAATCTTAACAAAACTCAATTAAATTAAACATTTATTCTAAAACCATAATCTGATAAAATGTCGGGTTATGAGAGATACTAAATCTTTAGAAAATTTTAGAAAGAAAGTTGAACGTAAGTTTAAAGAAATGAACTTACTTAAACTTCTTAAAAAAGAAGTTGATATTGGTGCTAATGGCACTCAAAGATATGTAATTAAAAAGGGTATTAATAAAGGTAAAATATTGTGAAATGATAAACGAAGGTACATTACAGGAGGATGGGTATAATGAACAACATACCGAAGAACAATATATCAGATCGTGTGCTTATAAAGGTTTATCGTCTAATACAGAAATATGCGAGTATTATCAATCAATGGGCGTGGCAGAAACAGGTTCATATCCTATACTACAAGTACAGAAAAAATGACTAAATTCTTGTTAATTATTCAAATATGCCAAGCCGCAATAGGCATATGTACAGGGCCAATATCTGATAATTTACACTACAATTCATATAAAGAATGTGCTATAACGGGCTATAGAAAGAGTTATGAGATTATGAATGAATTAAAACCAGAAGATCTACACAAGTTTAGAACTGTTATAAGTTTCTATTGTAAAGAGGTACAAGATGCCTAAGAGTAGAATGCACAAAAGAACTAAAACAGTTGCTATATCTCATAATATGATTGCATATAAATTAGATGAAATCAAAGAAATAGTAAACAAGAATTCAAAAGATATAGAACAATTAAAAAAACAAATGGCAATGGGTACAGGTGGAGTTAAAGCTGTATTTGTTATCGGTGCTTTAGTTGCTCTATTCTTTTCTATCTTTGATAAAATTAAATTTTGGGGGTAACAATAGTGTGGCTAAATTTATTAACAATGGCATTCAAAACAGGGGCGGATGTATATGCTAACAATCAAAGAACGAAAAAAGCTATCTCGGATGCAAAACTACAAACTGCGTTACGTATGGCTAAAGGTGAAATTGAGTATCAAGGGGCTATTCTTGAAAATCAAAAGTCTGATTGGAAAGATGAGTTTATTTTAATACTGTTATCAATTCCTATTTTAATGTTAGGGTTTGCAGTATGGTCAGACAATCCAGAACATATGGAAAAGATGAAACTCTTTTTTCAATATTTTTCTGATCTTCCATTTTGGTATCAAACTATATTCGTAGGAGTAATTGCGAGTGTGTACGGTTTAAAAGCAACTGATCTAATAAAAAGGAAATAATATGAAAGAAGGTTATCACAAAACAAAATCGGGTAAAGTGGCTAAAAAAGGTTTATATTATTATATGAATAAAGCCAAAAAAAAAGGCACTTCTAATCCTAAATCTAAATCAACTGTAGATCCTAAACAATATGCTAGGGCCAAGAAAGGATTTCCTAGAATTGGTACTGCGTAATGGGTTATCGTAAAGAACATAAAGATCCTAGTGGTGGACTTAATCAAAAAGGCAGGGATTACTTTAAAAGAACCGAAGGGTCTAATCTTAAAGCACCTTTATCATCTGGTACAAATGCCCGTAGGGTGTCTTTTGCGGCTCGTTTTGGTGGTATGGATGGGCCTTTAACTGATAGTAAAGGTAAACCTACTAGATTAAAACTAGCATTAAAAAAATGGGGTTTCTCATCTAAAGAACAAGCTAGAGAATTTGCTAATAAAAACAAAGCATAATGAAATATTATATTGATTTAAAAGATCGTATAAAAGAACACGAAGGTTATAGAAATACAGTATATAAAGATAGTCTTGGTTTTGCTACAATAGGATACGGTCACTTAGTTACTCCAGAAGATCCTTATAAAGAAGGTATAGAATATTCTAAAGAAGAATTAGATGCACAGTTTGAAGCAGATTTCCAAACTGCTGTCAATAATGCAGAAATATTAATTCTACATCATAACGAAATAACAAACATAGTTGATGATGCTAAATGTGTTCTAATTGAGATGGTCTTTCAATTAGGTATTGGTGGTGTATCTAAATTTAAAAAGATGTGGGAAGCATTAAAAAAACAAGATTATGGTGAAGCATCATTTCAAATGATGGATAGTCGTTGGGCTAAACAAACTCCTGCTAGAGCAAGATCACTTGCAGAAATAATGAGAAGTTGCAAAAGTTAATTATTTCCTGTATAGATTGTATGTGCTTATATTTGAAGAAATTATTGTAAATTACAACAATAAAGAACAGACACCAATTTTAAAAGATGTTCATATTAAAAATGGTAATGTTGAGTATATAGATATAAAAGAAAAAATCAAAAACCTAGAGGAATATATAGACGGTTCACCCGCTATCAATTATGACCCACAAAAGAATATTAGTTATTAGTGATTTACATATACCATATCATCATAAAGACGCTTTTGAGTTTTTACGAGAGATTAAAAAAGAATATAAACCAGACTTCGTTGTTAATATTGGTGATCTACTTGATTTCCACGCTATATCTATGCATTCTCACGATCCAGACTTATATTCTGCTGGTCACGAATTAAAAGTTGCTAGAGAATATGTTAAGCAATTAGAAAATATATTCCCTAATATGATTGAAGTAGAAAGTAATCATAGTAGTTTAGTATATAGACGAGCATTAAAGTATGGTATGTCTAAAGAATTTCTTAAAGACTACGGTGAGTTTCTTGGTACTAAAAAATGGCAATGGATAGATGATCTAACTATCACAATGTCTAATGGACAAAGATGTTTTTTTACTCACGGTAGATCTGCTGATATATTAAAAGTATCTCAAACAATGGGTATGTCTGCTGTACAAGGCCACTATCATACAAAATTTATTATAAGCTATTGGGCTAATCCAGATAATATATTTTTTGGTATGAATGTAGGATGTCTTATAAATCAAAAGTCACTTGCTTTTGAATACGCAAAAAATTTTAAGACTAGATTTATAATCGGATGCGGTATTATATTAGATGGTATTCCTAGATTACTTCCAATGGTATTAAATAACGAAGGTAAATGGATTAAGAAATTAGTTTAATTTTTTTTATTATTTAATATATCTTTATAAGCGTCTTCCCAAAATTTACATACTTTTTTGTTAAACTTAATGACTTCTTTTTTCCAGTTGTCATAAGTAAACATATCTTCCCAAGACTTGAACCAGTTATCAAACATAGTTTGCTCCTTTGTTGTTGTTAAAAATTAATATTGGCGTACCCAAAGTGTTGAATCTACGCCCCAATTACCAGACCCATCATAACCACCAGAAAAACCACCTTCAGCGTTCTCGTGATAAAAAGGAATAACTCCATTATCACCCCAAGTACCAGTAACTCCTGTATAAGTTGATAATGGTCTGGTTTCGTGTGAATTAATACCAGTATAAGTTCTTCTTCCTGCGTAGCTATCCCCTGCTGACATTCCACCTGTAAAACCATATCCATCACTACCATCATAAGTGTACCAAAGTTGAACATCAGTTATATAATCTGTATTACCACCAACAGCATATCTATAAACATTTCCACTTGCACTTTCTCCACCTAATGCTCTAACAAATTGTGTAGATAATCTAGCAACACCTCTTTGACCATCTGTTGTACTTGAACCTGTGTCAGTTAAACCTTGTGTTGGCGAATATAAAGTACCTACTGCACCTTCGCCCATTTCATTACCTCTAATTTGATAAGTAGAATTATATGAGCCACCTGTACCTGCGTGTCTGTAAAATAACATCCAACCATCAGCATCTACATAAACTTGTTGTGCTGATAAACCAGAAGATGATTTGCCAGTAAGCCAATATCTTCCTGCTGTAAATGAACCACCTAGTGCAGTAATAACTTCTGAACCATATTGTAATGCTCTTGATGCTGAAGTGCCATCTGCATTTAAAATATTAATTGAAAATGCTCTGTCAGAATTTTTTGAATTTGCTGATGCTCTTAATGTAAAACTTAACAAAGTGTCGCCTGATACTGTAGGTGCTGTTCCTGTAATTGCACCTGTTGAAGAATTTAATGTTAAACTATTTGTAGATAAAACTGTTCCACCAGTTTCAGAATAAGAAACTGTATCACCATCTGCGTCTGTTGCTGTCGCTGAAACATTGATAGAAGAACCTTCACCTACTTCACCTAATGAACCACTAGCTGTATTCCAACTTGGCGAAGTATCTACATTAATTTGACTAGCAAGTGTTACTGATAAACCACTAGAATTTTCTACTTTGACACCATAAGGTTCTTGTGCATTTAAAAAAGATGATTTAGGTGCAACTGCTGTAATTTGAGTATCACTATCTACTGTTACAGTTGATGCGTTAAAATTTGTTCCAGTAGCACCAACAAAAGTTACAATAGCACCAGAACTAAAATTAGAACCAGTAATAACTATTGTCTGATTACCACCTGCTTGACTATCTACTTCTGTAACATCAAGTGATGAAACTGTTGGTGGACTATCAATACTTTTAAAAGAAGTACCTGTATAATATTCAGCTAATCCTGTCGTAGAATTAAATCTTAATTGACCTGCTGTGCTTCCTCGTTGTGCTGTAGTACCACTAGCGACTTTAGTACCTTCAGTACCAGTATCAACTATGTTTTCAAATTTAAAGTCAGCAATATCTCTTGCTTTAGTCATAACGGATTATGCCTCCGTTGGTGGTGTGTAA